TGAGTTACCATAAAGATAGCGATCAATCACAGCATCAAGCCACTCATCAAGGATTTCTGACTGTCCTTGCATATCCAGGATAAGACGCTGAACTGCACGCGCTTCATTGTCCGTAATTTCACATGTAATCCCCTTGCCTCGCACTTTGGGCATAGGCGTATCATCATCAGAACACAACCAATCTGCCATGATCTGCTCTTTGCCTTTCACATCTTGCTTACGCTTCTTAGCAGCCTGATCCATAGCGACAGCAATCGGGTTTATGCTCTTCCCACAAGTTCCAGAATTTGAGTACATCCAAGCCCCAAATTGATAAAGCCATTCTTCTAGACTGTATTTAGTCCAGTCCGTTGTTTGCATAATGTGATTTACTGCCGCATTCATCTCTTTCCCCTTACTTGCCGTATTTCTTGATGTGATTTCTGACTTTTTCTCTGTTGGCTTCTCCGCTCGCTATCTGTTCATACATTTTTCTGGTCTGCCAAATGACATAAATAATGAGAATGGGAGAAAACAAAATTCTCAGGATGATTAGAAGCAGCTTTAAAGAAGCTTCTGCATAGTCCTTGAGGTCACACCAATGATCTTCAAACCATCCCTTTAGAAAGAATCCTTGCCATTGGAGTGTGAGCTTTAATGCATCTACATCTACCTTTGATTTCATACCGTCACCCTAATTATTACTTATTAAACTTATTGCCTGGTCTATGCTCTCAACCACAAAGACTTTGCCGCGCCATGATTCATGCCATTCGATTTGATCAGGAGTAAGCTTTCTATCCGACTTAAACTTCTGACCATCTTTAATTTCCATTAAGTAGTTAGTGCCTCTAAACCCTACAAGCAGATCCGGACATCCTTTTCCAGTTGAAGCAAGCGACTGAACACTTGCCCCAACCTGTCGTAGAGCTTTGACAATCTCAGTTTGATTTGCATCAATTCTTGCTGCTCTACGCATTACTTCAGAAGCTCCTGAATTTGACGCTGTGCATATTCAATTCCATCAGCAAATCCTTGAGCATGCATATCAGCAGTGTTCTTCCACTCTGCCCATTTCTCGTTAAACAACTCATCGAAATGGTTGTCTAACTTAATTAACTTTTGCTTGATGTGCTTATTCACATCCTTTGCAATTGTTGGTGTATAACCTCCACGCTTTGCATTCTTAATCTGCTTCGCGTGGTTTTGAGCCTCTTTGAATGTGGTCATTTAGTTAGCTCCTCAATATCAACTTCTTTAATATTGCGAACTGCATAAGCTAGGTTCTTGTAGCTAGATAGCTTTCGATTTAACTCACTGTACTGAGTGACAAGTCTTTGATTGTCAGCAATCAGGCGCTCTATGCACTGTTCTTTATCTTTAGCAGCCTGAACTCTTGCTTTTGACTTGATTGCTTTAATCTGAGTGCGGTATTGAGGCAATTGTTCCGCCCCAACACCATGTAAAAAATACTCTAAGTTTTTAGTCAATCGGCTACTGTTCTTGGTGATGAATATTGTGCAGAATCCCATATCTATGCGAATCATCTTGTCAAAAGATTCATGCCCAAACTCATGTCGAACATAAACCCAAGGCAAGCAAAGTCTAAACTCGATAAAAATCATCCCTCCCCCTTGAGCGCTTGCTCTAACTCACCAGCTACAAGCCCATAAATCTGTGATTGTTCCCACTCGTCGATAAGCTTTAGTTCACGATCTTCGTCTTTGTATTTCTTGATTAGAGAATCCACCCGCTTTTGCAGCTTAAACATGTTTATTCCTTGCTGGGTGTACAGGGTTTGCAATTCGTCACGCTCTTGCTTGATATTCTTTAAGTGAACCTCATGACCAATCACTTCACCGTGATGAGATGCTTTAAGCTCTTTAATTTCTTGATGTAAATCGAGAATAGCCTGAGCCTTTACACGGTTTAAGCGTTCAAGTTCTGCTATGCGTCCATGATTGCCTCCGTATATTGATTCGTGGTCTGCCATTGCTTGCTTGTAACGTTTAGTCATGCTTTCAGCTTTGAACTCTTCAATCTTCCCTGCACGTCTAAGCTTGATATACAAGCATGCAGCCGCTCTTGTCTCGGTTGTTTTTAACCCATGGTTGTAAGCGCAGCGTAGTGCCATCATTTCTTTGTAATTCATCTGCCTAACTCCACCATGTTCAAAACAGAAACTTCCATTTCAGCAAGCACGTAATTTTTTAATTCGTGGTAGGTGTTGTTTTTGAATGCCTCATGTACTTCTTTAACCACGATCATGTCGAAGTAAGGTCGGTTTCTTTTTTCCGCGATTGTGATTAATCGGAATTTAATTTCAGTTAGAGTCACGCTGCACCTCTCTCTTCCACTCTTGAACTGTGGTACTCAGCCATGGCATAAAGCTTTGCCATTGATTTGTCACAGTTCCGATCAGACATGATTTGTGGAATACGTGATTCAACATATGCTGTACGCTTGTCAAAATCCTCTTTTGTCATTGGAGTTGCTTCTGCTTTTTCCTCGCTGCCAGTTTCGGCACACAGAACACTGAGATCTATTTGGGGTGGCTTAGACCATTTCGTCTGCGTAATCCCTTTTTCAACAAACTCATTCACTACATCAACATAGTTATCTTTGAATGCTTCATATGCGTAATACGAAGAACGCTCATAGTTATTCGAGTAGTTGAGATTTGAAAACATCTCATAACAACGGTTGTAAGCTTCTTTTTCTGCATTTGTAATTTCAACATCACGGTCAGAAAGCCATTTGATTATGTTAGCTAAAGCTGCATTCTTCTTTTTGAATGAATCAACTGCACGCTGCTGCTCAGTACCGAAACCTTGAATACCTAAACACCACTTGCGAAACATTGCAGGATCAGGACAGTAGCCACTGTCACGGACCATGCAAAGGCCTTTATCTATTTGTTCACGAGTAAGTCCATCAATACAGATCTTCATTGCATGATTGATTTGTTCTGTTTTGATTCCTTCAAAGGTTTTTTCAAATGAACGTGGGGCAATTGCTTTGAAGATACCGACAACTTTTGCAGAGTTGATATGTTCTACAGCGTTTTGATTGCTAGAAACCATACTGTTCATAGCCAGCCTCCTCTTTTGCGATTAACTCTTGAATTTCAGACATACGAGTTGAAGCTTGGCTTTGATTACCAAAACCATGATTCTGTTGTTTTGGAGCGAATAGACCTTGATAGTTTCCAGTGATTGAGGTTTTTAAAGATTGGTTAGAACCTTCATAACCCCATTCAATGAAGTCTTTGTAGATAGCGTTTAGAGCATTCTTAGTTAATTTGGTTTTAGCTTGTTGAGAACGGTTTGCTACGTACTGTTCCCAAAGTTCAAGATCACAAAGGGTTGCAAAGGTGTTTTTAGTAAGTTTGATAACTTCATCAAAACTTAACTTGCGTACTCTGTCTTTGCGTTCTTTTTCAGCTTTTGCTTTCTCTTCAGCTTCTAGTTTTTGTTGTTCAAGAAGGATCTGTTTTTGAGTTTCTTGATAAACAAAAAAATGAGCTTCAAGCGGTTTGTTTGAGCGAAGCGAGTTAAATAAATTATCTATAATTAAATATCTATAAATAATATCTATTGTGTCTTTAGTTTCTAAAGTGCCTTGCGCTTTAGTTTCTAAAGTGGTGCTATTTAGTTTCTGAAGTGCTTTAGTTTCTGAAGTGCTTTTGTTACTAAAGTGCTCAACAAGTGAAATCTCATTTAATTTGTACTTGTTCCCTAGCTTAGGATTGGTAGCAACAATAGAAATAACACCGAACTCAATAAGCTGCTTTAAGCCTGCACGAACTGTAGCTGTGCTCAACTTACGAACATGCTCTTCTAGGCCTTCAATTTTTCTGCCTTGTAGTTGTGAGTAGCTAACAAAGTCAGACTCTTTGTTGAATCCACTAATGTATTCCTCTAGCTCGGCATAGACGTTACGAGCAGCATCACCAAGAAATGGCTTAACTTCATTCCGATAAAGCCGACTAGACATAACGTAGCCTTTGTCGAATTTATCTGACATGGCTTGTCGCTCTTTTTTCTTAGCAGTAGATGGGTGCAACGTAATAACGTTGTCCTCCTCCTGCTTATGTGCTAAATTTGTCTTCATTCATTAGTTCCTGATTGATGAATACGACCGCAAACCTGTTCGCGCAGGAAGCGGTTTTTTAATATCCGAATTCTTCTAAACGTGGCGCTATAGCCGTGTGTTGGAAGTCATTAATTTCCGAAGCACGATTCATAGAAAGGCGCGCCAAGAAAAAGATCGAATCAATTAATTGCTTGTCATAGCATTGATATTGTTCAGGAATTATCTTTAGACCAAGCTTGTCCAATAAAACACAAATAGTCTCAAGATCTGTTAAGCCATTGCTTTTCTTGTCATTTTTAAACTTAGATATCCAAGGGCCATCAAATCCGATTTCCTCTCCGAGAGCAGAATTCACAACACTTCCAAGTGAATGCAAAATGAGCGTATGTGTATTTCTGGCTCTTGCGTTTAATTCAACTGATAATTTGCTCATGGTTTAGTTCCTAAGCGGTTGCATTAGTTCGTTTAATTGGCTCTTTGCCACTTGCTAAGTCTCTGATTTGGTATTCGCGAGCTAAAGGGATTTTTTCATTTGGCCACTGGTATACAGCAGGAGGCTCTATCCCTAATAACTTTGCTAAGCCAACACCATTCACACCAAGCAACTTGTAAGCTTCCTGTTTGGTCATTTGCTCAACCTCAAAAATAAGATTTCTTAGTATTAAAACAAAGATAACTTATTTTTGCAAGATGTAAGATAACTTATATGAAGAAACTAGAAACTATGGGCCAGCGTATTCGCGCCTTACGAAGAGAAAAGAAATTAACTCAAGGCGATTTGGCAAAAATCGTCGGGGTTAGTGCGCCTAATGTCACTGGTTGGGAGAAAGATGCATATGCACCTAAAGCTGATCCTTTAAGTAAAATGGCCGCTTATTTTGGTGTGTCCACTTCGTATATAACAAATGGTGATGAAAGCGGCCCCCAATTGGACAACAATGCTGTTCAATTAAATGTTCTTGATATTGAAGCCTTTAAGCAGAAGTACAATATTCCAGATAGTGAAGAAGCTGTTAAGTTTGTTCAAACATCAGATAAACCATTCCCTATTCAAAAAAGATACGTTCCCGTCAAAGCTTATTCAAAGATGGGAATGGATGGGTACTTCACTGATATGGGGTATGACGGAAATGCGGGTGATGGCTATGTTCCAACTCATACAGCGGGTCCAAGAGCTTATGGCATTAAAGGCACTGGCGACTCCATGTTTCCAGCAATTCGTAATGGCTGGTATGTTGTATGCGACCCTGATGCAGATCTTGTGCCGAATGAGTTTGTTCAGGTGTGCTTGAAGGATGGAAGATGCACAATTAAAGAATTTGTCGGCATCAATGGTGGGGTTTTAAGTTTGCTTTCTGTGAATGGTGGGGAGCGATTTTTCTTTGAAATGGATGAGGTTGAAAGTATTACCGCTATTACAGATATCGTGCCGCCAAGTCAGCACAGACAAGAACACCCTTATTCCCATTAATCGCAGGATGTTTTATGGACAATTCAAAACTACCAATCAACCAGATTATTGCTCGCATCAATGATGCTGCGAAATATGGTGAAGCTTTGGTGCTAACAGCCGAAGAAGTAAAGATTCTTTCTAAAGATATTGGCGACAAAGTCTTTATTCCTGTGCTTACTAATGAGCAGGTCGTGCAGTTGGTAAAAGAAGGAAAGCTAGGCCAGAAAATTAAATAATAAAAAAAGACCGATAGTAAGTCGGTCTTTCCACCCAAGCTTAGGAAGGTCTTGGATTGACTAATGTTGGCAGCATTAGCCTTTGCGCCCACCAATATCACAAGATAATTGATAAGTTGAGAATAACATATGTTTGGAGAATTAGTAAAAAAGATTAAGACTTGGTACAAAGGAGATCCAGGTCTAATTGACAGCAACCCTGCTACTGGCATTGATACAATTATAAGGGAGCCTTATAGAAGTCCTGTTGCTAGGTTTTTGAGTTATTTTATTGAGCCATTCATTGCCCTATTGATACTAATTAAGCAAGAATGGAAGTACTTTTTAACTACTTTTTTAACATTGATTACAGTGCTTATTGCTGTTCTTTCTTACATTGACAAGATGAAAGTTTGTTAATTAATGCAACAATAAATACTAAAAAAAATACCAGAGATAGGGCGCCAAAAAAGAACCCAAGATAAGTATGTCTACCTAAAGTGAAAATAGAAAATGATAATGCACCGCAACTAGAGAACATATTTAAGCAGAAATAAAGGTTTTCTTTGCTCATCTCAATAAACTCCAAATAACCCACCCCGTGTGGGTTTTCTTTTGTCTATTAAAACACAAAAGTAAGATTTCTTAAATTAAAATAAGATTTCTTATTGACAATAAAACTAAGTTTTCTTATATTTATCTCATCAACAAACAAAAACCGCCATAGGGGTCAGAGTCTAGGCGGTTTGCATCAAATGCGGAGATAAGTATGAATCAAAGAATTGAAAAGTACAAGCTTAGCCAAGCCTTTAGGGATGGCTCGAAAGCTTTTTTAGCTTTCTGGATTATCACCTTCATTGCATTTGCTTTCTTAAAAGGCTGTGCCGACGAGCAACACGTCAACGAACTCAAAGCAAAACAGAACATGTATGTGCGTGTGCAAGTGGAAGGAGCTAACTAATGTCAAACAATAACGAATTTCTAAACATCACAACAAACAATGTTGGTGAAGTAAAGATTAATGGCAAAAGCTACTTCGGTAGATCCGTAGTTGTTAATGGCACATCAGTAACCGTTGATGGCAATACAGTTAGCGGCCTTGAGCCAAATATCAAAGTCGAGGTTCTTGGTTCTTGTGAATCAGTGAACACAACTTCTGGTGATGTTCATATTAAAGAAGCTGCACAGCAAGTTAAGACTATGTCGGGCGATGTTACTTGTGGGAATGTATTTGGCAACGTCTCAACAATGAGTGGCGATGTTAAGTGTGGTGATATTTCTGGCTCAGTTTCAACAATGTCTGGCGACATTTTGAATAAAGGTTAAGGAGCCCTCTCATGAATAACTACAAAATCAAAGTTAATGATGAAGCTGAGAGCAAAGAGGCTCAGGAGTTGTTAAAGCAGCTTGGATTCCAGGAAGAAGGTTTTACAGGTATAGGCCTGCCATGCTACTTGGCGACATGGGATGGTGGATATGCTGATTACTATTTTGGTTCTTTAAGTGAAGGTAGAAAACGAGAAGAACTCACCCTCCCTCAACTCCGCGACCTTGTTGTTTTGAAGCGTAATGATGTGAAGGATGCGACTCATCGCGACAAGCGGGATGAATCAATCTATTTAACTAGCGACAAGGTCATTTATTACTGGCAGGGAGAATGGTGTAAATCAGCTATTAATAAATCAAATGACTATGAAAACTATATTGCGAATAGCCTGACGCCAATTGCAAAACCCCAAGCCCCAGCCTTGATTAGCGGTGCGGATGCCAAACTTGTTGAGCAAGCGAAGAAGTTCATTACATCAGACCATTTAAATCGCTTTGAGGCAGCGGAGGCGCATTTAGAAGGACATCCAGTTCAGTTTATGTTGGCTAATGGTGATTTCATCGATATTACCTCAGATACCACTTTGGGAATTTTTGAAAAGGATGGTGGTTATTCATTCCGTATCAAACCCCAAACCATCAAGGTTGAACTTGATCTGCCGAAGCCTTTTGAGCCGAAGGTGGGTGATATTTACTGGTTCCTCTCACCCTTCTATAGCACTGGATATGACCACTGCACTTTTGCAAATGACTCATCAGATAAACTGCATGTCCAATATGGCGCATATCGCTCAGAAGACGACGTTAAAAAGGCAGTTGAGCAACTCAGAAAGATACGAGGTGCCTCATGATCATAGCCATTTTATACATCTTGATGTTTAACATCATCTTGGCGGTTCACTGGGGGATTATCTAATGAATATGTTAGTTAACAAGCCAGAGTTGCTGTGCCCTTCTTTCCCTTACTTAGATATGTCTGCTGACATTCAAGTTGAAGGCGAAACGGTCTATTTCGATCTAACTTACGGCTGCAATGTTCTTAACTGCCAGATTAAAGCAGAAACGACTTATGACACTCGTGAAGTAACCGATCAGTCCAGTGGTTGTGCACGTGACCAAGAATATGAAGTGCTTGTGGTAGACACAAAAACTCATGCTGTAGTGACTGATAAAGACGGCATTGAGTCACCAATTGGCTTACGTTTCAAGCTTACAGACGCACAAGCACACAGCTTAAACGAGCAGCTTAAATACTACGCCGAAGAATTGGCAGATGAAGAGTTGAGAGGTGGGTGATGGAGACTAAATACGATTGGTCGTTAGCACCTGAAGAAGTTCAATTCATTGCACAAGATTCAAATGGTGACATTTTTGGTTTCGATGTACCGCCTATACCAATGACTTATGGAAAGTGGCTACCAGCAAATGAATACCTTCACTTCTTTGGTAATAAACCACGAAGAACAATTTCAGATTGGGAGTTGTCATTGGAACAACGCTCAGTAGAAAAGAATTAGGAGAAGATTATGAATGCGCCAGTTAAAACAGAAAATCAGGTTGCTGCTCCTAAAGATATTAAGCAGTACGTGAGTGATTCAAAGATCCGTCAAAAGTTTGAGGAAATATTAGGTAAGAAGACTCAAGGATTCTTGGCATCAGTGATGCAAGTTGCAAATCAACCACATCTTAAAAATGCAGTGCCTGCAACAGTAGTGAATGCAGCAATGATGGCAGCAACTTTGGATTTGCCAATCAATAGCAACTTAGGCTTTGCATACATTGTGCCTTACAAACGCAAGTTTAAGGATGAACAAGGCAGATGGCAGGAAAGCAACGAAGCTCAGTTCCAAATGGGCTACAAAGGCTTTATTCAATTGGCTCAGCGCTCTGGTCAGTTTTCACGTATTGCTGCAACTCCAGTTTATCAAGGTCAATTAATTTCGGCTGATCCCCTTCTTGGCTATGAGTTTGATTGGACAATTCCAAACACAGGTGAAGCAATTGGTTATGTGGCTTTCTTTAAATTGTTAAATGGCTTCACTGCTGAGCTATACATGAGCAAAGCAGACATATTGAAGCATGCAGGCAAATACAGCCAATCATTTAAATATGGTGGAGTTTGGAAAGATAACTTTGAGGCAATGGCTATTAAAACAGTTACTAAGCTTTTGTTGTCAAAGCAAGCTCCACTTTCCATTGAGATGCAGACTGCACAATTGGCAGATCAATCAATTATTCATGATGTGGCGACAAACGACTTTGAATACATTGATCATCAAGATTCTGTTGCTGATTTAGAGGCTCCTACGCAGACCTTAGACCAACAACAGTTTTCACAATTAATGGCTTCAATCCAAGAAGGAAAGATGGATAAAGCTTATGTATTGAGTGGTGAGGCGGGTTATGTACTCACACCAGAACAACAACAACAGTTAGCAGGTGCATGAAATGTTAAAGATACATCCTCATGCATTGCATGAAATTATGGGTGAGCCGAGCAAGATTGATCCTGCTCTCATCACCCCTGATGTTGAAGTGATTTTGACTCGCAAAAAGCGCACAGATGCTGAAAAAGCTTTGATTCAGGAACTTAAAGATCACACGCTATCAGAAGGCGCAAAGTCTGCGGTTGAGCGCTGGGTGGTTGAACAACAGTATGGCTTCAAAGACTTTACTGGCAACAAGTACACTGAGAAAGGTTTAACACTTGAAGATCACGCAATCAAAGCAGTTCAAATGAATAGTCTTTTTACAATGGGCCAGTTCATTGGAATGCAGAAGAATGAAAAGACTCTTGAAGATGAGTTTTTGATAGGTACGCCCGACATTATTAATGATGATCATGGTCGCGATACTAAGTGTTCATGGTCTGGTGCACAGCATCCATTCACTTTAAGACGTGCTGAGAAAAAGACTAAGGAAAATGGTTACGACTGGCAGATGCGTGCAT